TGTAAGTGATTTGATTAAAGATCATAAATTTGATCAAATCATTCATACCGTAATTGATCCAAATATTTTCGAGCCTGCCGTTTTAGATATTATCAATTTTGATTTTGTGACATCTTCAAATGCCAAAATGTGTTATGATAATCATATTATGAAACTACCTCAATTCAAAATATACATTGATGATAAAAAGATACAAATTGAAAATGAAGAAAAAGAAAAACGAGAAGCAATTGATTATCTGGTTAAAAGGGAAGAAATAAAGGAATACGAGCGAATCAAAGAAAAATACAATCTATAGGAGTAAAAATGAATCTTGAAATGTTTGAAAATGATAAAATAAAAGAAGTTTCCTCCTCTTCTTATAATTATCATTTTGATAAAATGACAGGACAATTTGCTCGGTGGGGATATTCTTTTGAGTCTGATCCTGAATATGCTCCTGCTCCTGAAATTCTTGATATAGAAGTCACAACCATATGTGATCATGGTTGTGCTTTTTGTTATAAATCAAATACCGCAAATGGCACAAATATGTCATTTGAAACCTTCCGAACTATCATTGATAAATTTCCAAAAATGTTAACACAAGTTGCTTTTGGAGCAGATGCTTCCGCAACTTCAAATCCTGATTTATTTCGAATGATGTGGTATGCTCGTGGTGCTGGTTTCATTCCAAATATAACGGTTGCTGATATTTCTGATGAAACGGCTATTAAATTAGCAAATGTATGTGGTGCGGTAGCTGTTAGCAGATATAGTGATGCTCAAGTATGTTATGATTCAATTAAGCGACTTACCGCTGCGGGCTTGGAGCAAGTGAACATTCATGTTTTGGTAAGTTTGGAAACTCTTCCATGGATTTATAAAACATTTGATGATTATTTGAACGGGAAAATTCCTGGTTTAAATGCGATTGTTTTATTGGGGTTGAAGCAAAAAGGACGTGGGGAACATTTCAATCGTGTTGATCAAAAGAGTTATAATAAGATAATTGAATATGCTTTACATTTTGATATTCCGATTGGTGCTGATTCATGTTCTGGTCCGAAATTGATTCAAGCTGTTCAAGGTCGTGATGATTATCAAAAGATTTATGATATGGTTGATCCATGTGAATCAACATTATTTAGTTGGTATGTTGATGTTGATGGAATTGGTTATCCTTGCTCTTTTACACCTGGAAATCCAAATTGGGAAAGTGGTATTGATATGACCAAGATTGATAATTTCAATAAAGATGTTTGGATACAAAAGAAAGTTCTTGACTTTAGACGCAATCTGGTAAATAATAAAGATTGTAATGGTTGTAGGGAATGTCCACTTTATACGATTTAGGGGTTTAACATGCCTGAAAGAAAAATTTATTGTTCTGGTTGTCAATTATTTTTGGGAACTATTCATAAAGCTAAATTAAGAAAGAATATGGTATTTCTCTGTGAGACATGTGAGATGAATCGATATTTGGATAAAGGCAAGGCGAATAAAACTGAAACCAAAACAGATAATCCATTTGGTGATATCTTTGGTGGAGCTTTCAAGGGGAAAATGTAATGAAAATTAGAAATGGTTTTGTGAGCAATTCAAGTTCAAGTTCTTTTATTGTTAATCTTGGCAAACGAGTTAAAACGAAAGATGAACTTGCCGAGGTTCTGGGTGAATGTAACCCTCGAAGAGTTTCAACAAAATTTGTCACTATTGATGATGTAGTGGATTATGTTTGGAATAATTTAACATGGGTTGATGAAAGCCCCAATGCCATTTTCACAATGAATGATGTTGAAATTGATGATTTCTCAATCTCTGAATATTTGTTTAGAGATATTATTTCTGATTATGTTAATCGTTCATGGGGTGAAGATCGTCAGACGATTGCTGAATTGAAGAAAAATTTAATTGAAGCTCTTGATAAGAGACTCACCACAAAAGGTGATTATAGTACATATATTGAACTTGACATCTCTGATTGTACTGATTTTGGGAGTGCTTTAGAACAAGGTGAAATTTTTCGGAACTGTAAATCCGTAAATCGAATTTCTCATCATTAGGAGAGAATAATGAAAATTAGAAATGGTTTTGTAAGCAATTCTTCAAGCTCAAGTTTTATTATCAATATTGGTATTGTGAAGAATGAAGAAAAATTTAATAAATTCCTGAACAAACATAAGATTAAACAAGGTTGGGAATTTATCATGATGAATATGGCTGAATATCTTGAAAATGATGATTCTTATCCTGTATGGTCAGAATGTGATTGGGCAGGATATTATGGTGGAAAATATAGCATTGACGAAATTTTCAAAGAAGATCCCAACGCAACTGTATTTGTTAAAATTGGCACAGGACCGAGTGATGATAGTCATTTTTGGAATGGTTATGATTATGATTATGATGTTGATCTTAGTGAATTTGATGAAGTCGATCAAAATATTGGAAATGTTGATAATGGGGTAATGCTGGTAGAAACTCATTTTGGAGCAGGTCGAGATGGATAGGCAAACAGAATTTTGTTGCTTCGCAGTTTTAATTGTAATTTGTTTAATCAATCTTAATTGTGGTGAACCATCATTGATTGATTTGTTCAGGGAATGGTTGCGGTCATTTGGATATTGAAAAATTTCATCTTTATAAATAATAACAATAATAATGAAATATAGGAGATTCCAAATATTATGAGTAATATAAGTGATTTTTTAGGAAGTGGTGGGAATAGTGTTAGTGGTGGGGATATTAATACTGTTGTTGAAACAACAACCATTGACGCTGAAAATGGGTATTATCATGAGCTTTATAGTAAAAATTTACTTCATCAATATACGTTAAGTACACCATCAGAAGATATATCAATTTTAGTGACGAATAAGGGTCAAACAGTTTTAGTTGTTAATGGTTATCATTTAAATAGCGGTGATGAATTGGGTTTTGTTTATACAAACAATACTTGGTATATTGCGAATGAAAATTTAATCAAATTCCCATATCCTACTTCTTCAGATCTAAAATACCAAACAATATGCTCAATTGATTCAACACATTTTTTATTAGTTTATTCTGATCCAAATAATCTTTCGATATTAAAGGCTGTTGTTTGTACAATAACAGGCGTTAATTTTACTTTTGGATTAGAAAACACGTTGTTTACCGCAGCTGGCACTTGTTCATATTTAACCGTTGCAAAATTAACTTCATCTTCTTGTGCGTTAGGTTATACCATTTACCCTTCGGGAAAAATGTGTGTTTTAAGTATATCAGGAGATACAGTTACTGCGGGCACTTCAACTTCAGTTGCGAACTATGTACAATATAGTAAATTGGTTAGTCTTGATTCAACCCATGTTAGTATGATTTATTATTATTATAATGGTTATATCGTTAAGTGTGTTGGAGCAACAATTTCAGGAACAACTGTCACGATGGGTTCATCAAAGACAATCATAGATTCGAACTCATCAGCCCGACCAAATTTTGATATATGCTTTCTTGATTCAACTCACGTATGTTTCGTTGTTGAAAATACAGAAACATCTAAAACTGAAGCATTTATTGGTACTTTATCGGGTTCTACTATGTCTGTTGGTGCTTCAAATCGGATTAGTAATGAAGGGGATAATTATGAAATTCTTAGTGTATGTTCTTTAACCCCAACAAAAGTTGTAATTTCACATCAGAATAATTTTAAATATATAAAGGTTGGTGATATTTCAGGAAACACTATAACTTTTGGTGGTTTAGGTATTCAAGTTGTTAATTCATATGGTTATATTAAAGAAATGGTGGCTTTAGATTCCACAACTTGTATAGTTATTGATAAAACAGCAATATTAGGAAAATACAATATTTCAGGAAATGCTATTTCTGAGGATTTGTCTAGCATTTTAACCACGTATAGTAATACTAATACTTGTAATACAATTGTAGAATTAACCCCAGGTTTTTATTTAATACCGTATATAAGCTCATCCGCTGGTTTATGTTTTCAGCTTTATGATACATCTTTAGCATAACAGAATTAATCATGAAAATTGGGAGATAAAAATGAATTTCAGATTTGACGAAAAATTTTTCTTTGTTGAAACAACTTATAATTTTAATAAAGAAAATACCACAAATATTGCTCCACCTGCTTTAATTAAAAATTATAAATTTAATAAAGAGTTAAATATTTGGGAATATATTCCAGATAAGGAAATTTGGGATATTCAACAAAAATATGTAAACATGGCAAAAGAAGCAAATGCCAAATTTAGTGATTTAGAAATAACTACTTTTGATACGCAAAGAACTGAATGGTTATATTGGATACAAGATAATTCAACCAATACCCCAGCTGTTGATGCTCTAGCTTTGGCAAGAGGTATATCAAAAGAAGAACTTATGAATAAAATTGGAGTAGCTGTAACTAATTTAATGACTTTGGTTGGTCAACAACAAAAAGAAGAAGATGAATATAAAGCTTCTTTAACAGAATAATTATTAATTAGGAAAAATATGTATAGTGATAAAGTAATGGATCATTTTTCAAATCCACGAAATGTTGGGGATTTAGAAAACGCAAATGCTGTTGGTGAAGTAGGAAATGCCACCTGCGGTGATATAATGCGAATGTATTTAATAGTTGAAGATAATATTATTAAAGATATTCGGTTCAAAACATTTGGGTGCGGTGCTGCTATAGCCACGTCTTCAATGGCAACAGAAATGGCAATAGGTAGGACTTTAGAAGAAGCTGAAGCTCTAACGGATTTGGCGGTAGCTGAAGCCTTAGAAGGATTGCCACCGGAAAAAATGCATTGTTCAAATTTAGCTGCAAGTGCTATTCATGAAGCAATTAAAAATTATCGTTTAGAAAATTCTTAAAAAGTATATACCGCTGGGTTAATGCGTTCAATTATATTGGATTCATTTTCCCAGTGGTATAATAGTTTATAACCATCTGTCGTTAAAAACCGTCCTTCTAAAATTATCATTCCCATATGTACTCGTCTATGACAATTAGGACATATATGAGCTTTATTTGAAAGTTCATTTGTTCCACCCTCAGACACCGAAACAATATGATGTTCATCTAATATAATATTTGTTTCTGAGCAAATTTCACATAAATTCATTCGTTTTTCTCCTGTCATATATTTATATAAATATAGATAAGGAGTAAATAATGAAACAATTAAAACAAAAAGAATTAAAAGATTTACGTGAAAAATTGTACGCAGAACAAAAAGGTATTTGTCCACTTTGTAAAACCAAAATTCGACTTGATGAAGCGGTTATAGATCATCAACATAAAACACTAAAAGAAGAAATCGGTGCTGATGGCGCAGGGTTAGTTCGTGGCGTTTTGTGTCATAGATGTAATACTGTCGAAGGTGGAATGATTAACAAGTTCAGACGCTATGGAATATACCTAAAGGACTATACCCAATTTTTAAGAAATTTAGCGGATTATTTGGATCAAGAACCTCTCCCCTATATTCATCCTACCGAAGCTCCAAAAATCCCCAAATTAGGCAAACGTGATTTCAATAAATTATTAAAACTTTATAAAGCGAAATATCCAAGAAGAAAAAAAGGATTAACTTATCCGAAATCAGGTAAGCTTACTAAAAAATGGATAGATTTATTGGAAGAATTTAAGGAGGATTGGTGATGCTAATGAAACAACGAACATTAAAAGATGAATATAAATTTGAAGGGATTGGTCTTCATAGTGGACAACGATCTAAATTGATATTAAAACCAGCTGGTCCAAATCATGGAATTGTGTTTCATGCCAAACATTCTTTTGTTATAACAAAAATTCCATATTGTATTGAAAACGTTACTGATTCTAATTATTCAACTACTATTGGGAAAGATGGCGTATATGTTCAAACAATTGAACATTTAATGTCAGTTCTTTATGCGTTACATATTGATAATTTAGATATTTTCATTGAAGGTGATGAAGTTCCAGCTTTAGATGGTTCAGCTTTGGAATTCTGGATCGGGATCAATTATGTTGGTCTTGAATTCTATGAAAAATTCAATCAAGAGCCAATTAAAATAAAAGAGCCTTTGGAAGTCCATGATGGCAATTCATATATTAAAATCTCCCCCTGTAATCATAAATTAGATATTCGATGTAGTATTGATTTTCCAAATACGGTAATTGGCAATCAAAACATTCAGATGATAATGGAAACAAGAAGTTTTATTACTGAAATTATGTCTGCCAAAACGTTTGGATTTATGAAAGATTATGATGAATTGTTAATTAAAGGATTAGCTCAAGGTTCAAATCCACAGAACACAATTATTATTGGAAATCCTAATATCATCAATCCAAATGAGATGGTTCATTCTGATGATTTTGTTCGGCATAAAATATTAGATTTAATGGGTGATTTATCCTTGTTAGGGAGACCATTATGTGGTTCAATTGATTCTTATTGTGCTGGTCATTCATTAAATCAAAAAATAGTGAAAAAGATACTTGACAATTGTTAAGTATTCGTATATAATACAGGTATGAAAAAGTCAATTCCAAAAATAAATAAATTAGCCGGACTTAGGTTGAAAACCAAAGCTCCGGTTACTTTTGTTGATAAAAAGAAATCAACGAATAAATCTGCTTGTCGTGGAAAGGTAAAGAATGGCAACTTTGAGAAAGAATGATATTCAAACACTTGGGGAATTAGAATATGTTCTCAAGCGACCTGGAATTTATATTGGTTCAATCAAGGAAGAAATGGTTGAAAAATATATGTATGAAGGTGCTAAGATGGTTAAAAAAACTGTACCTTTTATCCCTGGTTTAATTAAAATTATTGAAGAAGTTATTGATAATTCAATTGATGAATCCATTGAAACGAATTTTGTCTTTGCTAATAAAATCAATGTCACTTATGATAATGGTATTATTACAGTTAAAGATAATGGTCGTGGTTTGCCAATTGCCAAAGATAAATTAACCGGAAAAAATGTAGTTGAAAATATCTTTACAGAACTTCGTACTGGTTCAAATTTTGATGATGAAAAACGAGCCGAAAAAGAAAAGAAGGGGATGAATGGCGTTGGTGTTTCCCTTACTAATATTTTCAGTGATTGGCTTCAAGTTAAAACCGCCAATGGTGCTCGACAATATATCCAAAAATTTGAATTGGGACCAGTTAAACGTCTTCCTGCTAAAATAACAGAATCTGATAATAATTTTACTGAAGTCACATTTAAACCGAATTATGCTTATTTTGAGCCTTCAGAAGAATTCATGAAAGTTTTACCTGATTTAATTTATCGGGTATTACGAAATGCTGCTTTCTGTTTTCCCGAAATCAATTTCAAGTTTAATGGTAAAAAAATTGGTGGTTCCAATTTAAGACAATTCATGTTAACAATTCATCCTATCAATGAATTCACCGAAAATGAAAAAGTACGTCTTGGTGTATTCTGTTCAGATGATGGCTTTCAACATCTAAGCTTTGTGAATGGTTTGGATACCTCTCGCGCAGGAACACATATTGATTATGTAACAAATACTATCGTTAATAAACTTAGAGAATATATTAAGAAAAAATATAAATTGGAAGTTAAACCAGCCGATATTCGAAATAAATTATTCATTTTGTTGTCAGTACGGATACCTGCGCCTGATTTTGATGGTCAAACTAAAGAACGATTGATTACTCCAAATTCTTCATATAATGATCGAATGATTAGTATATTCAGTGATAAGTTTTTCAAGCAATTGATTAAGAATGAAGAAATTATTGAACCAATAGTTGAATCATATCGTTTGAAAAAACAAGTTGAAGAAAATATTAACTTGAAGAAAATCAGCCAACAAAAACAAACCAAAATTCGTGTTGAAAAATATCTCCCAGCGACCAAACATCGTAAATGGTTAGTATTAACTGAAGGTGATTCTGCCAAAGGTTCAATATCAGCGGTATTAGGTCGGGAGGAATACAGTTATTTTCCCCTCAAAGGGAAACCACTCAATGCTTATGAAGCAAAACCAAGCGTAATTGTTAAAAATGCTGAATTTCAGAATATCGTTAAAATAACAGGAATGCGTTTAGATAAAGATATTCAAAATCAACTTAGATATGAGAATATTTTATTTGCGACAGATCAAGATGCTGATGGAAGTCACATTAAAGCTTTATTATTAGCATATTTTGGGAGATTTGGTATTTCGTTAATCAAAGCCAAGAAGATTCATTTTCTCAGAACACCATTGATAGCAATTAAGAAAAAGGGAAAGATTGTAGATTATTTTTTCGATTTTGAAGATTATAATAAAAGTAACACAAAAGGTGGAGATGTTTTATACTATAAAGGGTTGGGAACTTGGGATGCGAAAGATCTCAAAGGAATTATTAAAAAAGATGGAATCAATAATTTCATTTTAACATTCACTTGGGATGATGAGTCAAGTCAATCTTTGAAAAATTGGATTGGTTCAGATGCCGATCTCAGAAAACCTTTATTGCGAGGCAAAACATTTAGTTTTGATGGTGTTTGATGTTAGATGATAATCAAAAGGAAGATTTATTATTTGAATTGATGACTTCACAGAAAGATACTTCTGTAACATCTAATATGATACAAACACGTCAAGATGATTATAATGAGGATGTTTGTTGGCAATATAATATTAGGGTTAATAATTTAGAGGATGATTTAAAGAAAGCATTTCTCACCAAAGAAGAAGTTTCGAATTTAAGAACTTCGGATTTCACTTTTCGATTATTAGAAACCAAACGTGAGCAGAATGAAGCGGTGGAATTTATTAAACGGCATGAGTGGTTGGGTACAATTTCACAATTCACAACTCATTGGTTTGGTGCTTATTATAATGATATTTTAAGTGGTATTATTTTAATGAATCAACCTAATGCTTTTAGTAAGATGTTGGGAGAAGCCACGCCACAACTTGAACGTTTAGTTTCTAGGGGTGCTTGTATTTCTTGGTCTCCAAAAAATTTAGCTTCGAATTTTTTAATGTGGTGTATCAAATATATGGTACAAAATACACAATATCGTTTATTCACAGCATATTCTGATCCTGAAGCAAAAGAATTAGGCACAATATATCAAGCATGTAATTGGTATTATTTGGGTCAAACATTTGGAGCCAACAGAAGATATTATTCACCATATACCGGAAAATTGGTTTCTGATCGTACATTTAGATGTGTATCATTTTATCGAAAATATGCGAAAGAACTCGGAATTCGCTGGGAGAAAAATTGGGTTGACAAACAGAAAATTTTATGGGATAATATGCCTAAAGATGTAGAAGATAAATTACGTTTGATGTCAAAAACCAAACAACAAGAATCTGATTATATTGAACCACCATTAAAACACAAATATGCTTATGTTCTTGGTGATAATAAAAAGGAAACAAAACGATTGAAAAAACAAATGGCATTAATCAAAACATACCCTTATCCCAAAGAACGTTAATGATAACTTTTTTTAGATATTCTGGTACTAAAGCAAATCCATTATATATTGATAAAATTAATGAATTTGTGAATTCATGTACTAATGAAATTTATGTTGAGCCGTTTGTGGGTTCGGGTGGAATTTTCTTTAATTTAGAAAAATCATTCCAACATTATATTTTAAGTGATCTTGATTCAAATATTATTAGAATCTATAAATCATTTAAGGAAATGAAATCATATTCTCAATATATTGAAATTTATACAGAAGTCTTTAATAAATTTGGAACATTATTAATTGATAATCGATATTGTGACCAAAAACAAGCAGAAGAATTAAAACGTTCATATTATGAATTTAGAGCTTGGTTCAATCAAAATTATTGGAAAACCGATACATTTGAAGAAGGAGTTTATTTACATTTATTGACAAATTCATGTTTGAATTCATTCTTGAGATTTGGACCAAATGGGATGAATCAATCATATGGGTTAAGGTGTTATCTATTATCTCAAACCAATTTTAATGTTATCAATTCCAAATTACAAAAATGTGATTTAATTTGTTCGGATTATCAAAGCATTATTAATGATAATCCAACAGCTTTGTTTTTTCTCGATCCACCATATCAATCTCAAGATAGTTCATATACTCCCTTTGATGAAAATGATTTAAAAGAATTTATTAAAAAAATTAAACCAATAGAATTTATCTATACAGATATTTTGAATAATATAAATTCAACATTAAAACATAAATTATATCTGAGAAATATTAATAGCACTTCACCAAATCGAAAAGAAACCGAAACAAAAAATGAAGAATTCTTATTCACTTATAAGGAATTCCCAAAGAATGGTTTATTATCATTCATAGAGGATAACGAAATATGAAAAAAATATTAACTGTTGAAGATTTCAAAAATCATGAAATTCAATATGGTGTAACCGTTAATGGGAGAAAATATCCCTACTATGTTCAAATGGATGATGAAACATACAACACACTCATTGAACTAATGACCACCAAACCAAATTTGGATAAAGTAAAATATGAGATAAGACAATTACATAATGGGAATAACAAAACCTCTTTGGTAGAGAAATATTTCTTCTTGGATTTAATGTATAAAGTTGAAACAAAAGTTTCAAAAAAATCAATTGAAAAAACACTCCAAAATAAAGATTTGATGTCTTATATGGTTGCGAAAATTTTAGTTAAACGGAAGTTGTTTTATGATAGACTAATGATTAATAATTTCCTCAAATGTTTTAGTATGTCAACTTTTGAATTTGGGGGAAAACCACCAAATTATCCAATTAAATCAGTAAAGGAAGTATTGATAAAATATAACATCAATGATAATTATTATGATTATTCCTGCGGGTGGGGAAATCGGTTATTGGGTTCTTTAGTTGAAAAAGTTAATTATCATGGTACTGATCCAAATTATTTATTGACAGAAAGATTAAAAGAATTAGCTGATACATATGAGGAAGTGAATACATTAAAATCAAGTGTTGATATACGGACACAAGGTTCGGAGATATTCATTCCTGAATGGGAAAATAAAATGGGGATGGCATTTAGTTCTCCACCATATTATGATGTAGAAGATTACAAAATTGGTGATCAATCTGTTAAAGCAAACACCTCATATGATGAATGGTTGAATACCTATTGGTCAGGCACTGTTAAAAACATTAAAAAGTATTTGGTTGAGAATGGTTTCTTCCTTTTGAATATGAAGAACATGAAAAAATATAATCTATTGGATGATATGTCTGAAATCATATTGAATAATGGGTTTAATCTGTTTGGGAAAGAATTGCTGGTTAATATCACTCGAAAAGTTGATGAAGATAATAATGAGGATATTGTGGTGTTTATAGATGAACATTCAGATAATCCTCAAACGAATAATTCAAGTTTGGAGTCATTTTTTGATTGATGTAAATTGGATATCGCCTATTGAAGAATATGATATATTGTATAAACGAGATGATTTATTTTCTCCATTTGAAAATGGGGTTAATGGTGGTAAAGCTCGGCAAGCAATATCATTGATATATAATAATCTTGATCATATACGTGAGAATTGTAATAATACAATAATTACTGCGACAAATATAGATTCCCCTCAAGGAATAATCATTTCCACGGTAGCAAAACATTTTGGTGTTCGTTCAAAAGTTGCGTTTGGTTATGTTGGAAGGGATAAAGACAAGCTTTGTAAAAATCATTTAGTTCAAAAAACAATTGCTGCGGGTGGGGAAATTGAAATCATAGCAAATGCGCCTTATACCGCAGCTGTTAATAAAGCGTTACGTGAAGTTGTATCTGCCCGAAAATATTTCCCGATTAAATTTGGTATAAATGCTTCTGATAATGCTGATAGTATTTTTGGTGTTATTGAAAATCAAGTTCAAAATATACCAAAAGATTTAGATTTATTAATAATTCCTGTGGGTAGTGGTTTAATATTTAGTGGTATTTTGCGTGGATTATTAAAATATAACTTGACACCAAAAAGAATTATTGGTATACTGAGTGGAATGGATAGTTCAAAAGATATTGAAAAGAATCTTACATCATATGGGATAAAGCGTAATTGTCAAAATAGTTCTATATTGGATTTTATGGGAAGTGAAACCAAATTAGAATATGAAATTCACAAAAGTGATTTAAAATATCATCAGAAAAAATATATTGATGAGCCATTTAGTTTTGATCCTATTTATGAAGTAAAAGCACTTTTGTGGTATAAAAAAAACATAAAAGAAACAGGCAAACATTTATTATGGGTTGTTGGCAATCAAAGATTTATGTATTAGGATTATTATATGAAACAAATTATTGGCAAAAAATATTATGTAAAAGAAACAACTCCCGAATTAGCTAGGAAAATCATAAAGAAATTTCATTATTCGAAAAAATGTGTTTCTAATTCAAACGTACATTTGGGTGTATTTAGAATAGATGATCATAATCTGATTGGAGCACTTCAATTGGGTCCAAGTATGAATGGATACAAAACAACATCAAAATTTCATACATCTGAAAAATGTTTAGAATTAAATAGAATGGCTATTGATGAGTCTGAACCAAGAAACACCGAATCACAAGTTTTGGCATTGATGTTTAAATGGTTGAAGAAATATACTGATATAGATTTTCTAATTTCATTTAGTGATGGAAAAGAAGACAATGTTGGATATATTTATCAAGCAACGAATTGGATATATGTTGGTTATTTGATTAGTGATAGTTTTTGGGATTTAGATGGTAAAATTTTACATAGTGTTACGGTTTGGCATCAATTTAAAGAAAAAAAAGATATAGTTAAAGAAAATTCATTAAATGTTTTTTTGGGGGTTGAAACTATTCCGAAAACTACTAATGAATATTTATGTGAAGTTTTTGATAATGTAAGTGTTATTACTTCAAAGCAGCATATCTATCTATATCCAATAAAAAAACGAATTAAATTTAAATTAGAAAAACAAAAATATCCTAAAATGGATACAGAAATTCCTATATTAAAAAGAAAAATTATTAAAGAAAATGGTAAAATATTGAAACAACCAAAACATAAAGTTTATTCTAATGAACCACTAAAACCATGTATTTAATTGGAGATATAAATGACAGAAATTAAAGTACAAGAATTTTTCAAAACCGAATTTCCAAATTTTGCGGTGTATAACTTGTATCGTATGGTTGCCTCTTATGTTGATGGTTTGAAACCCTCTCAACGTAAAATTGTTTATACGGTAATGGAAAACAATATTCAAAAACCAATTAAAGTAAGTCAATTAGCAGCAAAAACATCAGAATTTACACAATATCTACATGGGGAAGTTAATCTCCAAGGTGTTATTGTGAATATGGTACAAGATTTCACTGGAACAAATAATATGAATGTTTTGTATCCTGAATCTTCATTTGGAAATAGATGTTTTCCACAAGCAGCTGCTGCTCGATATATTTTCACTCGTAAAGCTGATTGTTTTGATAAAATTTATAATAAACTTGATACATCATTATTACCTCAACAAACATTTGAAGGTGATGATATTGAGCCAAAATATTTCATTCCTGTTTTACCAATGATTTTAATAAATGGTTCTGAAGGAATTGGTTCTGGTTGGGCACAAAAGATTCTCCCAAGAAATCCAAAAGATGTTAAAAGGGAGATTATTCAATATCTTCATGGGAAACCAAATCGACAAATCAAACCATGGTTCAAAGATTTTGAAGGGGAAGTGAAACATATTGAGAAAAATACTTGGGAATTATGGGGAGTTTTATTTCAAAAGAATTTGACTACATTTGAAATTACAGAAATTCCACCAAATATTTCTTTAGATAGATTTACTGCGAATTTGATCAAATTAGAAGATTCGGGGGAGATTGTTTCTTTCACAGATTATTCTGATCCTGGTACTAATAATTTTCATTTTACGATCAAGACTAAAAGGGATTTTACCAAGAAGAAGAGTTTTGAGCAAATCATGAAGAAGTTTCATTTGATCAAACGGGTTACTGAAAATTTTACTTGTATTGATGAAAATAATAAGGTTCGAGAATTTCAAAGTGGTGTTCAAATACTTGGTAATTATTGCGATCTAAGATTAACCTACTACCAGCATAGAAAAGAAAAGATCGTTCACGAGAAGGAATATCTGATAGATTCCTTACGCAACAGACAACGATTTATTGAACACATTATAAAAAACAAATTAAAAATTAAAGATTTGAAGAAATCCGAAATTATAACCTACCTAAAAGATAATAATTTCGCACTGAGAGAAAGAACATATAATTATCTTTTGAATATGCCTATCTATACAATCAGTAAAGATCAATTCGAAAAGATTAAAAAAGAATTGGTTCAAATCAGTCTGGAATTAGATCTCATTAAATCCAAAACCATAACTCAAATGTGGTTGGAAGATTTAAAATAAATCCAAAATAAATCACTTTTTATGCTTTTTTTCCTTGACATTAAACTCGAAATTCGTTATACTGTAGTTACGTTAAAGGAAGCAATTCAAAGGAGATAAAATGAGATTTCAAGACCTGATGAAAAAATTTCGAGAAGCAGAAGAAAATCAACTCCCAAACCGAAAGATCGTCAGCGGTCTTGAAATGGATGATATTGTTACTTTCCAGAATGTTCGTGATGCTGTTTCTTGGTACTACGATGAAGGAACCAATGAGTTTGAAATGATGGTTCGCTGGGTTGAAAGTCAAGTCATGATTACAATGTTGAATGTTGAAACACTTTAATAGGGGTCTGTCATGAAAGAGAAATTCGAAAAAAAAGCTATTATGCTTGGTCGAAAAGAATACTCTCAAGAATATTATAATGGTCATATTGGTGGGAGATGGGTGGGAGAAGCCCTAAGAATTCTGGTTGATCTTTGGATTGATGTTCAAGAACTTGAAAATAATAACGAAAATTACCAAGCAACGTGGTTGTGGATTGAAGCTGCTCGGGGTAAAGGTCGAAAATTAGAGAAAAAAGATATTCAAGCTGGCAATCGTGCCAACAATCGCAGATTGGTCAAAGAACGAGCCGAAGCAAAAATGACCGTGAAAGGATTTGGATTATGAAAAGACGTTATCTTTGGATTGAAAAAGATGATCTTAGTGATCGTGGTTTTGATATGGCTGTTGAAGTCTATGAACTCCACAATGATGACTTTCCTCATTATGTTGGTGGCAATTATCGTTTGAGTCACCGTTCGAACTACGGTTATAAAAAGATATCGAAATTAAAGGATTAAATGAATAAAAAGTGATTATTTAGTTGACTTTGTAGATAGAATTTGATATAATGTATTTGTAGTTAAGACAAAGCAACCACTTTCAAAGGAGTTACAAGATGGCTTATATGACGCAAGAACACAAAAAAGAATTAGCACCAAAGATTAAAGCAGTATGTAAAAAATATGATGTCAAAGCAACTCTTGGTGTTCGGCACTATTCAACTTTGGTTTTGAATATCAAATCCAGCTCAATTGATTTTGATTTGGGTGATAATTCTTATGAAAGTGTTAATGTATATCATATTGATGGACATTATAAAGGTAAAGCCAAAGATTTTTTGAATGAAGTTCACTCCGTTATGATGATGGGAAATCATAATAATTCTGACATTATGACTGATTACTTTGATGTTGGTTGGTATACTGATATTAACATTGGTAATTGGAATAAACCTTATATCCAAATCAAAGGTTAAAATAATGGGTTCAGAATTTAATTTTACACTTTTTATTATTGGCTGCGCGAAAATCGCAGCCATCGTTATACTTTGTATCGTATTGTTTAGTGGTGATCCTGATATTGTGGATTCCATTGGAATGTTGATCCGAAGTTTTGCTGTAAAGTAAAGGATAAATAATGATAAGAGATGGATTAGGAATTTTATTTATGGCAATTTTAGGATATTTCGCATGTGTCGGAATGTTCGTTTTCTGAGGAGTTAACAAATGATTAGTTGGATTTTAGTTGGAATTTTAGGTGGGGCAGTTTATTGGTGTTGGTCAACTCGTAATGATAAAGATGAGATTGAACCAAAAAGTGAAGCTGATATGGAACGTGAAATTATCGAGCGTTACAAAGCCAAATATCCACACGAATCACATGATAGTGATGATGGTGGATTTAATGATACAGTTCAAACAAATAATGATCACGACCGTTAATTTGGAGATAAAATGAATCAACGAATTTGGATTATTCGTGGTTTGCCTGGTTCGGGCAAATCCACGTTTGCCAATGCGATTGCCCTTTCAAATGAAGTGGTAGTTGAAGCAGATCAATTTCATATGATTGATGGTCAATATGTTTATCGACCTGAATTAGCTGGAAGAGCGCATGAATGGTGTCAAGCTCAAGTCGCTTATTGGTTGAACCAAGGAAAAACTGTTTTTATTTCAAACACTTTTTTAACTTTAAGAACACTTGTTCCTTATTATGAAATGTCACAGGAATTTAATGTTCTGTTTGAAATTAAAACTTTAACTCAAAATTATGGTACTATTCATGATGTTCCTGAAGACACTTTAATTGCCATGAAAGAACGTTTTGAAGATATCACATTAGAATCTTTTATGGAATATTATAATAAATTTCATAATATATTTGATGATTTTACAAAGGAGAAATAATGTCTTTTATGGAATTTTCTGGCATGGTAATGTGGTTTTTAGTTCTGATTCTTGCTATTGCTTATCTTAGTTTGATTATTTTAGATAGACTTGAGATTTTGAAATTTGAGCAAAAGATTAAACGCTTTGAGCAAAAGATTGAACGCGAAAAACAAAGTCAAATTGAAATCGGCAACGCTATTTTTAATAATGCTTATTGGCTAAGTGGTGATGAATTCAATGATGTTCATCCATATGTGCTTATGAAAACACTCGGAGAAATGATTCGTTTTTCGGATTCTTCATTTATAAATATGAATGACTTCAGAGAAAAATGTATTGATGAAACAAACATATATAAAGGAGATCAATTAAGATGAAACTTTTTATCGTTTTTTTACTATTGTTGGTCAGTTTATTCGTTATCGGTGCTTCATGCGTTAAATCTTCAACAGATATCCCTGAAGTATTTGTCATGGAAAATTCAAAAGGGGTTGTAACTTTTAATCATAAACAACATTCTGAAGCATTTGAACATGATTGTGGCGTTTGTCACCATACAGGGGTTAAAAATCAAACTTGTTCGAATTGTCATAAAGAGAAGAAAACAGAAATTCTTTCTTCAAAAAATGCTTATCATAAAACCTGTAAAGGTTGTCATAAAATAATGGAACAGGGTCCGACTAAATGCGGTGAATGTCATGAAAAAATTCATTGATTTCAAAATAGAAGAATCTTTTGATTTGAATAACACTTCAAACGTCAAAAAGGTTATTCCAAAACAAATTCGTGAACTAATACTTGCCAGATATATTGAAGCTAATATGGTTAATGCTCAAGATATTAGGAATCATTCAGATATATTAAAGAATTATAAGTTTTTGCGTGGTTTCACATTTACGGATAAAGACAAATTTTTAATTATTTTTATGATTGAAGATAATATGAAAGAAGTTCATTTAATGAATTTAAGTGATGGGGATGGTGCTGAACAAACATTTAATTTAGGAAAATCATCTCAAACGGCATTTGCGACAACATTAAAACAAGTTGTTATATTTTTGGAAAAATATTCTGGTCCGTTACGAATTAAATTTGAATCATCTAGGTTGGGGTTATACGAGAGAATTTTAAAGAATGTTCTTAAAAATCATCTGCCGAAATTCGAATTAAAAAAATCATATCGTGATGGTCGAGATCATATTTTTATAATCGACAAACAATCTAAATATTTTATGGAAAATATTTTTAAGAGGAGTTAATAAATGGTATCAAAATATATTGGTTTAGTAGAATTAACAGATGAAAGTTATTATGATGTAATTTTAGAGGATAATTTTTTAGTATTTGGTTCAAATTCAAATTCAACTTTTTTTGAACATCATAAATTTCCATATGATGACTTTTTTAGTTTAGATGAAAATTTACAAGAATGTATTAATGAATTAGAATATCAAATTTCTAATACAAAATGTAATAATGATTGTAATGATTGATACAACAAATTTAAATAATCAAACATGGAGTAAAGCAATGAATGAACCAAAAATTGAACAAGAAAATTTTAAATCCGAAGAAACTCCTCAAGAACGTTACAATGCGTTGGTTGATCAATTTGTACTGACCAAAGGATGGTCAAAACGCAAAGCCAGACGTTATCTGGATGCTTTTGCCAAACGTGAAAATGCTCGAATTATTAAAGAAGGAAAAGCACGTCAAGAAAAATTACGCAAAGAAGGAAAATTGATTGATACACAAGAAGATCGATTTAAAATGGAAGAAGAATTCAAAGATCAACTTAAAGAAGCTGGAATTAATTTAGAAGAAGAATCAAATTATAATCCACCAACATCGGATTTTTAACTTGACAATTGCTCCAAAATATATTATACTGTTTATGAAATGAGAGGAGCTTTTATGAAAACATTATTTCTACATGGATTTAATGGCGGTTCGGGATTGGTTCCTGAAGAATGGATTAGTCCTCAATTAGATTATTCGGATGTACAAGGAACATTGAAATCAATTCGAAAAACGATTGAAGAAAAGAACATTTCATATGTTGTTGCTAAAAGTATTGGTGCTTATTTTGCTTTGGCTTTATACAATGAAGATCCTGATTTAACATTATTTTTAATTAATCCATCATTACGTCCTTATGAGACATTAAAAAAACATGATGGAACAACCCTGGAAAATTATAAACATCCTTCGATTATTTCTAAGATTCCGGTTAATTTTTCAGAAGAATTAAAACGTATTGATCCTATCCCATTTGATAACTTCATTTATTACACAGGTATGTTATTTGTTGAATTTGGGGATGAGGTAGTTGATCAAGTTAAAAACTATCATATGATTAATTGTATGAAAAAAAATTGTTATGAAGATGGCGATCATGCGTTTACCCGAATGGAAGAAACTGTTAAATATATAAATACCTTTATTAAATATGATTTTGTATAATAAAGGATTATTTCATGGACAATTTCAAAACATTTTTAACAGAAAAGTTTGTTAATTTATTTCCGGCTGATGAAGACAAAAAAAGGGAGTATGCGCCCAAGGTTTGGGATATGCTTCAAAAGTCCTATGAGAAAATGGGTGGGATTAAAGGAAATGGATTTAATTCTCAAGAAGATATGGTAAAGAAAATTCCGTTTTGGAAAGTTGTTAAGAAAAACGGAAAAGTTATTGCTGCGTTAATGTATAAAGATAAAACTGGTCGAAAGCGTGTAGCTACTTGTTCAGATGGCTCAGCAGATGCTAAAATCGCTATAGCAAATGCGTTTAAACAAGAACCACAGCGGGGATATTTTGAAGTATCTAAATCATCTTGGGGTTTTATTCGAAAATTATTAGATAAAAAAGATTTAGTTACTTTTATGATTCCACCAGTAGCAGCAGGAAAATATTTGGGGAAAGAAATCACACCATTAAAATATATACCTACAAAAGAATTAAATGATGCTGGTTTAAATCCAAATGATATGGCTAATAAGCCATTTAAAGATTTTATATATGGTAGAGAAATTGGTGGGGCTGTTCATGCTAAAATTATGATTGGAACGATTGGCAAAATTATTGAATAAAAGGAAAACAAATGAATGAATTAGATGGATTTAAAATTAGGGTACAAAGAGGACACTGGGGTGCTGGATATGATGTCATTTTAATGAAGCATCCCAAAGACTCAAAAGATGTAATTGTAATAGATAATATAACGGTAAAAAGTGTTGGTTATGATAGAATTATCGATCCACTTTTCTCGTTAAAAAAACAAGAAGCTCAAACACTAATGAATGATCTATGGGATGCTGGTTTGCGTCCATCTGAAGGTTCGGGTTCTGCTGGTGCTTTACTAGCAACTCAAAAACATTTAGATGATATGCGAAAGATTACTTTTAATCAGCTAAAAATTGGATAAACTAATGGACTTAAAACAAATTGCTTTAGATAATAAAATTCTCGAAATTTATGTAGGTTCTCATCTCTACGGCACGAATACGCCTGATTCAGATATTGATTTAAACGGGATATTTGTCGCACCAAAAGAATTCTATCTTGGATTAAAAACTGTTAATGAAGTTGATCTTTCAACTGTTTCTAAAAAAGAAAATGGTCGAAATGATAAAGATGCTGTTGACCGCAAATTTTATGAATTGCGGAAGTTTATCAATTTAGCTGCCAGAAACAATCCTAACATCGTTGAGCAATTATTTGTAAACAATGAAAATATCATGTATGGTAATTCATTAGGTTATAAATTATTGGAGAATCGGTATATTTTCCCATATAAGGGATGTTATGATTCTTTCATTGGATATTCAATTTCTCAAAAGAAAAAGATGATCATCAAAAAAGATAATATGAATGATATCATCTTGGCATTAGAATTTTTTAATGGTTGTGATGTTCCCTCAAGAAATTATGTTGTTCAATATAAAAAACAAATCTTGAATGCTGGCTTTCAAAATGTTAAAGATACTGGTCAGCATATTCAAATTGGTGATACAACCATTCAAAAGAATGATACCATTAAACAAGCTATTCGGAAATTATCTGATAGACGAAATAAGTTTAGTAGTCGTTTTGATGATTTCGTATCCAAATCCGGTTATGATACCAAATTCGCTTCACATTTAATTCGTCTCTTACTTGAAGGTAAAGAATTATTAGAAACGGGTTCAATTGAATTTCCGCTTAAAGGAAAAGAATTAATTTTAGATATCAAAAGTGGTAAATATACATTAGATAATATTTTAGATTTGTCAGATGATTTAGAATTTGAAATGGAAAAAGCTTTAAATGAATCCCAATTACCTGATAAACCACAAATTGATAAAATTGAAACTCTACTGATTGAATTAGTAGAAGAAAGTTGGAGTACAAAATGAAAATACACCCAAGATATAAATGTAGAGCTTGCGGTAAGGTGATCACTCTTGAAAACCATACCGCAATGAGTATTGATGAAGTGGATTGTTTTTCTCAATCCATAACGCATATTTGCGATGTTAAAATTATTGGGGATGAACGTTTAAACCAAGATGTTCAACAAAAAGAATATGTTGGTATTTGTAATCTTGTAGGATATGTAGAAATTAAACCACTCGGAGTATTGTAATGTTTGAATTTTTTGTGAAAATTAAAGAACATATTAAAATCTGGCATGTACTTTTAACTGCTTTTCTGTTGTTTATTATAACAATTGGAAGTGTTGTTATAATCATGTTTAGTATTCCGAAATTCACAACATATTTGGAATTACAAGAAATGCGAAAAGAAGTATTATGGGTTGAAACTCATGCTAAATTGGCAGAAGCTTACGGTCCGGTTTTTCAAAAGTATCCAGAATATGGAAAATTCATCATGTATCAACAAAATGATGATTTAGAAAGTATAGGGAAATGATAGGAAAAGGTTTTTATTCACACGACCCTTCTCAATTGCAAGATCATATTTTTTGGCTGGAGAATTCATGTTATAAATGTGGATTGTTTCATAATGATGTTTATATACCTGATATCATCAATCCAAAAAAAGATAAACAAACATATACTTGTTCACGTTGCCAGAGTAAATGGACAATTGACCTGGATATGGGGAAACCGGAACGAATACAAAAAATAGATGATATGGTTAATATAGCACACGAAAGGAATCATCATTATGAAGAGTTCCAGCGATTAGATAAAATAATGAAAAAATATGAAAAATAAAGTGTTTTTCTATTGACATAAGGAGTCTTTTTTGTTATACTGTTTATACCTTAACAAAGGAGATTACTTATGTCAAAATTTTTCGTACCTGCCCAAAAAATCGAATTGCTCAAAAAAGATTTCAAGAAAATTGAAAAGCGAGCTAAAAAATTGGGGATGGAAGCTCCCGTTTTTCGAGTGAATGAAGATATTTTTGAAATTCGTAAAGTTTATCAAGAAGATTATCATCGCCAAATCGAACGAAATATTCGATTTGTTGAAGTTGAAGTTTCCGGTAAATTGCCTGTTTATACAGGTTGGAATTTGGTTTCTTCAATTGAACATTCCCGTTTGAAAGAAGAAGAAGTTTCATATAATACCGTTCGGATGAATCCTGATTATCCTGAGAATGTTGATTATCGGACATTACCTCCTCATTGTGAACATTGCGGTCATAATCGTTATCGCAAAAACACATATATCTTGTTCAATACCGATACTGGCAAAAGCATTCAAGTGGGTTCCACCTGTATTAAAGATTTCTTGGGTGAAGAAAATCCTGATTTTATTATTGGCGCAGCCACTTATATTGATCTGTTGGGTAAATTTGTTGATACTTATGAAAATGGTTCTTTCGGTTCCTTTGCTAAAGAATTCCCCATTGAAGAGATTCTTAGTGTTACCTCTGCCGAAATCCGGTTACATGGTTGGGTGAGTCGTGGTGATGTTTGGAATAATGGTGGGGCGAGTACTTCAGAATGGGTTGATAATGTCTTGTCAAAAACTCCTGATATGTATTCCGAAACCGAAAAAGAAATCAATGATGCGGTTAATGATTATGATAAATTCATTGCCAAAGGTGCTATTGAGTGGTTGAACACTTTCGATCTAAGTGATCCCTCTTTGAATGATTATCTTTATAATTGTGCTCTTTGTGTTAAAAAAGAATATTTAGGTTCAAAAGATTTGGGTGTTGCTTGTTCAATCGTTAGTTCTTATAAACGCAAATTGGCTAAAGATTTGGAAAAGAAAGCTCCTAAACAAATTTCAGAATTTGTCGGTGCTGAAAAAGAGCGTTTGAAAGATTTGAATTTGATCTTTGTTAATGCTTGGACATTTGACAGTTCCTGGGGTGTTTGTACAATTGTACGATTGAAAGATTCTGATGGTAACATCTTTGTTTGGAAAACTGGTTATTTTGAAGAAATGGAAGTTGGTACTGTGTTAATCCTAACTGGTACTGTGAAAAAACATGAAATTTACAAAGAAACCAAACAAACCATTATCACTCGTTGTAAATGGGATTACGCAGAGGAGAAATAATGAATAAAAAATTGTTATTCAAATTAAAGCATCCAATTATGTACATACGGCTCAAAATACGTTTGCGAAAGGAAATTAAAGATTTCCCGAAATTGTTGTTGGTTGTTTTGTCTTGTGAAAATTATGCTCAATGTAAATCTGCATTCTTTTATTTGGAACGTTATATGCGTTTTCATAATATGAAAGGTTCCAAAAACAAACAAAATTTGTTGACAAACATGATTATGGAACGAATTGCTATGTATCTTCAAGATACCATGGAACATGATATTAAATCATTCCATCATAGTCAAATTCGAGGTGATGAGCTTACTAAAACCTGGCCCGATTTAACGGAGTATGTTGGTGTATTATTGGATTTACGTTTTCCTAAAGTCTGGACGAAAGGATGTAGTATTGTTCAAGGAGCATTAGATGGCTAATTATATTACTAGACGAATGACAGAACAGATTAAAAATGATATCAATGATGAACGGCATAGGCAAAACGAAACGTGGGGTTATAACGATCATCATATTTTCAAATGGTTAGCGATTATCACTGAAGAATTAGGTGAATCATCTGCTGAAGCATTGGAGATTGATTTTTTAGAAAGGAAATACAAAGATGCGCCTGCTCCTGATTCTTATGTTTATTTATTGGTACTTGAACATCAGAAAAAGTTAAGAAAAGAACTGATCCAAGTTGCTGCCTCGGTGGTGGCTGCGTTAGAACATTTAGATAGAAAACTTGACAATTCGGAAATGTAGTGTATACTGAATTAAACTAAAAACTAAAGGAGAAAACGAATGAATTTTTCAGAAACAGAACTTACGATTCTTAGCAATTTTGCTAAAATCAATCCTTCACAAATTATCAAACCTACTGGATTTGGTGCGAAAGAACCATCTGCGTCAATTGTTGGTGTTTATGATTTTGAGGAATCTTATGATTTTGAACCGTTTGGAATTTATGAAGTGCCAATGTTCCTCCAAGCACTCGAAGCATTTGATAAACCAAAAATTGATGTAAAACCTGATCGTGTTGTGATTAAAGAGGGTTCATCAAAGATTCAATTTTTCACAACTCCCCTTGATTTGATCAAAAATTCTGAAGTACCAAATATTGCGCCCAAGTTTGATAAATTGGATTGTGAATTGGATTTTGATCTTCCTGCCGATAAACTTGCGACAATTTTCAAAACTGCCTCGGTTTTCAAAGCCAAATATCTATTTCTTGAATCAGATTCAAAAGGTGTTCGTTTAACTGTTTCATCTGATACTCCTGGTTCGAGTGCCAATTCATTTGAAATTATGATTCGTGATAATGTTCGTTCAAATGAACTTGCCAAAACAGTTTTGAAAATTCCTTTTGCGGAATTGCGTATTATTCCTGGTGATTATTCAATTAAAGCATCCGCTAAGAAAATTTCTAAATGGGCTTGTTTTAATGATGTAACTTATTATGTTGGATGTATGATTGACTAGGAGTAATTGAATGTCTAAACAAGATTCATTATGGGTTGAAAAGTATCGACCTAAAACTATCGCTGATGTTGTTTCACCTGCTTCAACACAGAAGCTACTTGAAACTATTGTTAAAACGAAAGAATTAACCAATATCATGTTTTATGGTTCTGCGGGTTTGGGTAAGACAGCCACGGCTCGTTCAATTGTTAATGATTTAGGCGCAGAAGAATGTTATATTAACGGTTCTTTGGAAACTTCGGTTGATGTAATTCGTAATCGTGTTATTCAATTTGCTATGACTCATTCTGTTGCGGGTTTACTTATGGATGAAAAACCCGCCCCAAAAATTGTTATTATTGATGAGTGCGAGCGTCTTTCTCCTCAAGCTCAAGATTCATTAAAAGTGGTTCTTGAGGAAGCGAGTTCAAATTGTCGATTTATTTTTTGTACTAACAATCTTCAAAAAATCATTGATCCGCTTCAATCCCGATGTAAATTAGTTTCATTTAATTATGGTTCTGATCAATCCAAAGATATCATGTTAAAGTATTTCAAACGTATTTGTTTTATCTTGGATAAAGAAGGTCATAAATTAGATAAACAGGGAAAAGGAATTATTGCTGAATTTGTTCAACAATTCTTTCCTGATTTTCGGAAAATGATCAATGAGCTTCAAGGGTATCTTATGGAGAAAGATACGATTGGATTGGATTTATTACGTGCTGGTGATTCCTCTCAAACACATGATATGATCAATTTAATTAAAGCAAAGCAATTCAACAAAGTTGCTGCTTTATGTTCGGAGATCGATTCGAATTCATTTTATTCTTCATTTTATGCGGAGATTAAGAAATTTATCAATCCCGCTTCAATACCGGATGTAGTATTTATTTTGCGAGATGGTATGCATACCCATGCTTTGGCTGTTGATCAAGAAATTAATTTGATAGCTGTATGTGTAGAGCTTATGTCCGCCCTTGATGGGAAATGGAAATAATGGCTCAATTATTTGACTACATAAAACGACTCACAAACAAAGAACTGATTGACGAAACTCAAGATGTATTTGAAAAAGATTATTCTCCATATATGATCAATCGGTTTTTTGCTTGTGATCGTAAATTGTTAATGCTTGCTAAAGAAATGAATCGAGCAGGTATCACCAAACAAATGCATTTTGATTTTATGGATACAATTGTTCCAAAATCAAATAAATTCATCAAATATAACCTAAAGAAAACCAAAGCTGATAAAGATATTAAATATATTTGTGATTTTTATCAAGTCAATATTGAAATCGCCAAAAGCTATTATAAAATATTGAAACGAAATAAAGATGAAATGAAACAAATTCGTGATTATTATGAGAAAAGAGGTACAAAATGAGTTTTGATGGTTCTTTATTTCCATGTCCGGTATGTGGAAAAAATTGTTATCCTGTTGATGATGCTTATGATGAACGAGCAGCATTAGACTGGGTTCGATGTGGTTCTTGTAAAGAAATTTGGAGTCCGATGTATATTAGAGCATTTTGGGCAGGTTATGCTAAAAAGGAGAAAGAAATAAATGGATAATGAAAAATATACTTTAGATAATGATGTTAATGATGTTATTGAAGTTAATAATGATAATACCAGTGGTTATTATTATGTGAATACACCCGTTAATAAATACGTTAATCGCCCATCAATCAAATTTGCGAAAATGGGAAATACTGATGTTCAATCCCCTGTACGTGAAACTAAATATTCAGCGGGTATTGATTTCTTTATTCCCGATGATTGGAATGATGGCGTTCAATATACGATCAGACCTCAAGAAAAAATTGTCATTCCAATGAAAATTTGTATTGATATGATTGGTTCTGGTCTTGAAAATTATATGTTGAAATTTGAAAACAAATCAGGAATTGCGGTTAAAAAGGGATTGGTGGTTGGGGCTTGTGTTATTGATGCGGATTATCAAGGTGAATTAATGGTTCATGTTTATAATGCTTCAAACGAACCTACTGCGATTTTTCCTGGGGGTAAAATCATTCAAGGTATTATTACTGAAGTGATTTATGCTTCTCCAAGCCAATATCATATTGATGATTTATTTACAACTCAATCTGATCGTGGGGCGGGAAGATTCGGTTCGACTGGGGATTAAATATGAAAGAAGTTTATGGATATGTAGGGGAGATGGGTTCAGGCAAAACATATTTCGCATTACAAAAAGTAAAAGAGATGAAAGGGAATGGAAAAACTGTTCTTATGATTTCTTGGGCAGATCCAATTAAAGAATTATTAAATCATGAATTTGGTTTATTAAAATCTGGAATGGATAATTCATATAATTTTTCAAATGTAAGTCATGCTAATTTCATTAAAGGTATCAGAGAAAATATTTTAGCAATCGCAATGACACTTCCAGTTGAATTACGTGGTGAAGATTTTCAAAGATTTGGTGCTGCTTTATTCAGTCAAAGTGAAGTATTAAGAGCTATTAAGATTAACATATCAAACAATTTGAATTATTCAGAAAATTATCGATCACTAATTCAGATTGTTGGTACGGAATTAGGTCGGTGTTTATATGATAACATTTGGATTGACACAACGCTAAACAATATTTCATTGGCATTTGAGATGAACATTGCTCATTGTGCTATTATTGACGACATACGATTTACAAATGAATTTGATTCATTATCAAAATTTGGTTCTTCAAAAAATTACAAGTGTACTATTTATGGTGTTAATGCCGATATTAAAACTCGTTCGGCTCGTTTATGGATAGACACAGAAGATCTTCGGGATTTTCAAAAACATGAATCGGAGAAACATATATCAACATTATTAACACAAATACCAAATCAATTTCAAATATTCAATTAAAAATTGACAAATAAGAAAAGTCGTGTATAATTAAATAAATACACGACTTTTCTTTTTTTAGGAGCACTACATGTCAAAATCTCTTTTATCAATCGAAATGGTAAATAAAAATACCATATATCACCGTTATCTGGAAAATGGATCAAGAGAAGAAGAATATATTGAATTCAAACCATTTTGTGGTGTCATAACTGATAAAAAATCATCCATTAAAACATTATATAATAAGCCATTGGAATTAAGGAAATTTGATAATATTTCTGAATTCAAAAAATGGACTCGTGAGAATGAAGATTATATAGATATTTATGGTAATATTCGACCTGAATATATGTTTTTATCATCAGTTTATCGTGAAGAAATCCCGTTACAATGGGATGATATGCGGATTGATAACTTCGATATTGAAGTTGTACGTGAAGATGGATTTCCAGATGCGCAGATTGCTGATTGGCCCGTGACAGCTATCACAATCCAAGATGTTATTAAAAAAACATATACAACATTTGGATTCAAAAATTATGTTAATCATGATCAAAAAAGAATAAATTATATTCATTGTGATGATGAAAAAGATTTATTGAAAAAATATATTGCTTATTGTGTAGAACGGAGACCTGACATTTTAACAGGTTGGAATATTGTTAATTTCGATATTCCTTATATGGTAAATAGAATCAAAAAAGTTCTCGGTAAATCTTGGGCTAATAAAATTAGTCCAATTGGGAAACTAAGAGCTCGAGAATATAAAGATACTTTTGAAAATGAAATTAACACATATGATATTTTAGGTACAGTCATCTATGATTATATGGAGCTTTATTCGAAATTTCAATTTGAACCAAGAGATGGAAAATCATTAGAAGTTATCGCTCAAGCAGAATTGGGAAAAGGAAAATTAGATTATAAAAAAGGTGATAATCGCTCATTAACCGAACTTTATCATAATGATTTTCAAACCTATATTGATTATAATATAAGAGATACCGAATTGGTTGGATTAATCGATGATAAACGAGGTTACCTGAGACTCGCTATCAATATGACATATATGGCAAAATGCTTGTTCAGTGACGTGTTTGGAACTGTCGGTATTTGGGATGCTTACCTATATAATATCCTATTGAATAAAAAAATATTGTGTCCACCAAGAAAAACAAATATCAAATCCTCATTCCCAGGCGGGTGGGTTGAAAAACCACATAAAGGTCTAAATGGCTGGAATATGGTATTTGATATTGCTTCCTCATATCCAAATTCAATTATCAGTTATAATATTTCAACCGAAACCATAATTGAATTTAGTTCTTTGCCGAAAGAATTACAAAACTTAGCAGATTCAATTCGACCATTTTATTCTCAAGGTGAATCTACATGGTTAATCAATGATAAAATATATGATGTAGATTGGCTGGAGGAAAACGCCAAAGAATTATTAGAAAAATACGATTTGTGTATGACTCCATGGGGTGAATTTTTCCGGAGAAATGAAATTGGATTTATCCCTGAAGTAGTCGATAAGATATTCAAATCAAGAAAAAAAGTTAAAGGGGAAATGAAAACAATTGATTTTAGTTCAAATGAATATGCTGCGTTAAACGCTCAACAAATGGCGTTCAAAACACTCATGAATTCATTATATGGAGCTATGTCAAATATTTGGTTTAGGTATTTTGATATTAGAATGGCAGGTTCTATTACCTGCGCAGGACAAGCATCTGTTAAAGGTTCTTCAAAATACATTCAAGATAATATCAAGGGTATGAAGAACTTTTATACTGATACTGATTCAATCTTTTTAGATTTACAACCATTCATTGATGCTCGATTTAAAAATAAAGAACATACTTTTGTTGATGAACATGATTTCTGTATGAAATTATCGACACAATTAGTTGAACCAAAATTAACTGAATTCTTTGATCGATTAACTAAAGGTTTGAATACATTCACAAATACGTTAACAATGGAATCAGAAGTTTTAGCTGATGCGTGGATAAGTGTTGAAAAGAAAAAGTATTCAATGCGGATTATCAATGATGAGGGTGAAGAATTTTTCAATCGTGAAACCCTAGAATTAGGTAAATGGAATTTTGATAAAACTGAATTTGAGGTTGGCAAAGTCAAATTGAAAACTAAAGGTCTTTCTTTGATTCAATCCACAACTCCACAATTTTCAAGATCAAAATTAAAACAATCTCTTGAATTGATTTTTCAATATAGAGATCAGGAAGTCATTAAAGATAAATTTAAGGAGTGGAAAGATGAATTTATGACTTTACCTTTTGAAGAAATTTCAATGCCAAGAGGGGTTACTATTTTTAATAAATATGTTGAGAATCCTGCGGGTGCTCAAGCTCATGTTAGATCGGCAATTGCGTTTAATAAAGCTTTGATTGATTTGAAATTAGATAAGACATTTCAAAAGATAAATCAAGGTGATAAAATTCGTTATGCCTATATTGAAGTTCCAAATATTTTTGGTATTGAAGTTATGGCTGTAAAAGATAAGATGCCTGAACTTATAAATAACAATATTAAAGTAAATTGGGATATTCAATGGCAAAAATGTTTCACCTCACAATTAGAGAAAATATTTGAAACAATCGGTTGGAATATATCTGAAGATGATGTATCTTTAGAAGACTTTTTTAGTTAGGAAGAATTAATGATTTTTTTATTTGTAATGATATTGTTTAGTACAGCGGGTTTTTCTTTATATTTGTATTTGAATGAATTGGTAACTAATCCATTGATTTATGTTTTGTTAGGTTGGGGAACGGTTGTTGGAGCACATTATTTAAGTTACTTTTTTGATTTATTAAAAATTAATATATTAAACAGAAATTTTCAAGCCTTTGTTATAAATGGTGAAGGTGAATTTTGGGATGGCGTTTGTTTCACTGAAGGAAAAGAAACTGACACTGACCCACTTTTTGTGTATAATGACCTACAAATGGATACATTAGTTAAACGGATTATTCGATTAACAGGTCAAAATGATTTATATGTTAGAATCATGCCAACAGAACCGTTGGAAGATATAGGAGAATAAAATGGTTAAGAAAACAAAAGATTTTTTCGCGTTGTTACCTTCTTGGATTAAATACGCTACCACAATTATTTCATTAGTTGTTACTTTGGGTGGTGGTTTATATGCTATGGATGATCGATATGTTTCTGATAAAGAAGCTGCACAATCTCTGCAAAGTTTTGATAATAAAATTCAACATGATTTGACTAAGATTCAATTACAAATTCTTCAATCCGAATTAGAAAGTGTAACAGATTCTTATTATAAGCATAAACATCTCATGAAAGTATATCCTGATGATCAAGAACTTGAAGATGAATTGATTTTAATTAAGGAAAGACGAGAAAAAATTAAAGAAGAAATATCAGAAAAAGTAGGAATATGAATATTGAATAAATCTTTATTATAAATAAAGGTATATTATAATATTAAAGGAGAAAATATATGTCTGATGATGTATTATATGAATTATTTAAACAGGGTGATTTCTCGCATGAGGAAGAAGAACATTATAATCCTGTTATAATGTTACGTGATGTAATTGAAACCATTCGATACACAGAAGATCCTGATGGTGATGCTGAAGAATTTGGTTCAATTGATCCAGCTTTGGAAATACTTCATGAAGTAGCTCCTAAATTATCACAAGACGTAATTGAAGAAATCATCCTAAATTATCACAAGACGTAATTGAAGAAATCATACAGGGTTTATTTGATTATTATTTAGATGATGAAGAAGATGAAACCGAATATTATGAAAGTAAAGTTGAAGATATTGATGAAGATATTGATGAATTAATTGAATCTTTTGATCTTCTTGATGAAAAAGTAAATGCGGTACAGAAAAAGCGTTTACGTTATTTAAAGAAAAAGCGTAGAGGACAATTAGGAAAGCGTGGGAATTCTGCTGCGTTCAAACGTACTCATCATTTTGACAATAAAAAGAGAAAATTTGTTAAGCGTAAGAAAGCAATTACTGTTTCTGCAATGCGTAAGAAAGCAAGAATTTTCAAAA